TACACAACCAAACATTAGTTTTGTTGATTCTGATGGAAACCCAGATTATTTAATAAAAGTAAATGGTGGTGTATTTGATATTAGAGATAATACTGCTGATGCAAGTCGGTTTAGCATCTCTTCTACTGGAGTTACTGTAACAGGTACTTGTACTGCCACATCATTTGCTGGTGATGGTTCAGCTTTAACAGGTATAACAGCAGGTGCGCAGGGTGGTGGTGGAGAATCTATATTCTTTGAGAGCGAAAATACAATGGATAATGATTACACAATAACTTCAAATCATAACGCTTTAGTTGCAGGTCCTCTAACAATTAATGCTACACTAACAATAAATAGTCCTTCAGTTGTAACAATTCCATAATGGCTTTATCTATTAACGGCACTACTGGTATTTCTGGGGTTGATGGGTCAGCTTCCGCACCAGCAGTAACAGGAACAGACAGTAATACAGGAATAAATTTTGGATCTGATATTTTAGCTTTTAATACTGGAGGAACTGAAAGAAGCAGATTTGATTCAAATGGAAATTTATTAATCGGTAATACTTCTTACAATAATGGTGCTTTTGGAGGAAGTTCAAGAGGAATAAATGTTGCAGGAACACAGCCACAAATTCTATTACATGAAACTGATACAGATAAAGATGCCTACTTTGGAATGTCTGGAAGTCAAGCATGGTTTTATACTGCTGATAGTATTTCTTTAAAATTTGGTACTGCTGATACAGAACGTATGCGTATCACCTCTAGTGGCGATGTTCTTATAGGAACCACTTCTATGGGAACAACTCATGCTTATTTTCAGAACACTTCTAGCAGTCGATCAATTTTGCACCTTGGTTGCGGTGTCACAGATAACTCAGATGTGGCGAAATTTTTAAATCCTAACGGAACTGTTGGGACTATACGAACAAATGGATCAAGCACAAGTTTTAACACAAGTTCTGACTATCGTTTAAAAGAAAATGTAACTGCAATATCTGATGGGATTACAAGATTAAAAACATTAAAACCATCAAGATTTAATTTTAAAGCTGATGCAAAAACAACAGTAGACGGATTCTTAGCACATGAAGTTACAGCAGTACCAGAAGCTATAAGTGGGACTAAAGATGAAGTTGACGCTGACAACAATCCTGTTTATCAAGGAATAGATCAAAGTAAACTTGTACCTTTACTTACTGCTGCATTACAGGAAGCTGTTGCTAAAATTGAAGTATTAGAAACAAAAGTCGCTGCACTGGAGGCTGCATAAATGACAGCAAAGATTAAACTAAACGCAGCATCAGGTGGTGGGTCAGTAAGCCTTAAAGCACCTTCTACAACTACAAGTAACGCTGCTGTTGAATTACAGCTTCCTGTAGCCGATGGTAGTGCAAACCAATTATTAAAAACTGATGGATCTGGAAACCTTGGATGGGCAACAGATCAAGGCGGTAAAATTCTTCAAGTTAAACAAGCTGTAAAAACAGATACGGCTTCATATTCAACTGGTTCTGCTACAATAGCTGATTCTTATTTTGATATTTCTGGACTTTCTGTAACTTTAACTCCAGCAAGCGGCACAAAATGTTTAGTAACTTACGATGTTAATTTGGGTGGAGAAGGTTCATATAAACAAGGAATAGCAGTGTTTAGAGATTCAACACAGATTTATTTGGGCGATGCTGATGGAAGTAAAATAAGACTATCAAGTTTTAACTTAGCAGCTAATTCAGGAATAGAAGCTCATGGAGGTTCATTTTTAGATACTCATGGTGCTGATGGTAGTACACCAGTAACTTATAAATTACAAATATATGTTGCGACTACGGGTCGTACATCAAGAATAAATCGTGTACAAAGTGAAACGGATGATCGTTATACTTCTCGATTAGCAAGTTCGATAACAATTATGGAGGTAGCAGCATGAGTTTAGACCACGATGCTATTTTTAAAGCGTATGCAGATTGCGTAAGAGTTGATGATGGAACAGGAGCATTTGATAAAGATGGTAAATCTATAAGTCTTGAACAAAGCAAGATAGACGCTGCAAGAGTTACGTTAGATGCTGAAGCTGCTGCTGTTAAATACAAAACTGATAGAACAACTGATGGTTCTACAACCTACGATACAATCGGAAATCAACTCGGAATGTTGTATGACGATATTATTGCAGGTAAACTAGATGCAACAGGTAGCTTTGCTATTCACAACAAAGCGGTTAAAGACGCTAACCCAAAACCTAGTTAATTATGTCAGAGATCAAGGTAAATTCGATAAAAGGGGTAGGAGCTAGTGCTGCTGCTATTACTGTCAACAATACTGATGGAACGTGTACTGCCAATATTACTAACAGAAGTAATAAAAATTTAATAATCAACGGAGCGATGCAAGTGGCTCAACGTGGTACGTCATCTACAACTAATGGTTATGGAAGTGTTGATAGAGTAAGACTAAGTTATAATTCTTCTGGTTTGGATGAAGTACCTACTCAGGCACACGCAGATGTAGCAAGTGGAACTACTCCATATACATTAGGTTTTAGAAAGTCTTTTAAAATCACTAATGGAAACCAAACAAGTGGTGCTGGTGCTGGTGATTTTATTAAATTTCAACATAGAATAGAGGCACAGAATATTGCCAATAGTGGTTGGAACTATACATCAAGTTCAAGTTATATAACATTATCTTTTTGGGTAAAATCAAGTGTTGCACAAAATTTTTATGGATATTTAGAGACGTTTGATGGAAGTGGATATCTATATCCCTTCGAGACAGGTTCTTTATCTGCTGATACTTGGACAAAAGTAACTAAAACAATTTCTGGAAATTCTAATTTAACTTTTAATAATGATAATGGATCAGGACTTCAAGTTGAAATTCAGGCTTTCATGGGTACAGATTCTACAGCGTCAGGAGTTTCTTTAAATCAATGGAATGCTTACGCTGCTGGTTCAAGGACACCAGATCAAACTTCAACATGGTTTACAACAAATGATGCAACATTTGAAATTACAGGTTTGCAACTAGAAGTTTCAGATTATGCGACCTTGTTTGAGCATAGGTCTTATGGTCAGGAGCTTGCTTTATGTCAGAGGTATTATTATACTCCTCTTGATGGTAATTCTAATGACCCAATCGCATCTGGAACTATGAGTTACGGAGTTAGAGCAATAGTGCATTTTCCAGTTAAGATGAGAAATCCACCAAGTATTGTCGCAAGCAATTTTACAGATGCTTATTACTATCAACAAGGAGGTAATACTGATTTTTTTGATACAATGACCTTGTCAACTGTAAGTACAACAACTGCAAGAATCCAAGCAGATGGTAATGTTTCTAACCCCTCTGATGGTGTAGGCATATTAATGGCTGCTGAATCTACATCAGCAGTATTAGGATTCAATGCGGAGCTTTAAATTATGGCATTTCCAACAAACCCAATTTATAAACTTTTAAAAAATGAAAGGGATAACATTATAGGAGTTAAAACAATTAAAAATTCTTTGGTTTATTCGATACCTATTAATTCAGACAATACCGACTACCAAGAGTACCTTGAGTGGGTAGCAGAGGGAAACACAGCCGAAGCTGCTGATTAGTTAGTCTTTTCCATTTGTCTTGTCATATAGCTGGTTATTAAATATAAAGGAGTAATAGTAGGAATAATTATTAAAAAAGATATAATAAGACTGTGAGAAATCGCTTTTAGTATTGCCTCTTTAACCATGTTTCAAAAAATTGCTAACATTTTAAGTATAGCCTCATTTGTTCTCATAACCAGTACTTTAGGTGCAAGTTACATGGGTTATAAATATCTGAGTTCTGAACAATTCAAAGCCAAATTAATGAACGAAGTACTTTCAAATGTACAGGGGCTTATGCCCAAAGTTTTAGATAATGCTTTACCAGATATGACAGGCCCAACAGTTCCAGAGTTTAGACCACCAGCACCAACTAAATAATGGTTTTTGGATTTATAAAAAAGCTCATAAAATATTATGTTGATAAATTTATAAATTGGTTGCGTATGAAAAGATTTAATTTTGAACTAGACCATGACATAAAAAAGTATCACGAAGAATTAGATAAAAAAGTAAAGAAACCAAAAATTGTAGAAAAAGGTACTTTTGGAGAAGATGGTTGGTCTATTTCTATTGGAGACATAGAAGATGGAGATACCTGAGATAGGTATTAGAGAAGTAAATATTCCTGAGGTATATATTCCTGAGGTATACAAACCTGACCCTGTATTGCCTGTAATAACAAATTTAGAAATAGATGTTGTAGGTTGTACTTATCAGCATAGAGATATAAAAAATACTGGTAATACACAGCTTTTACTTGATGACCCAAACGGAGTGTTTCTGACCTGTGGAGAATCTTTATTTCCTAACTTTTACCCTATTGATTACAGACCAGATCAAATAGTAATTACTGAGGATTTGCCTGTAACTAATGAACAACCAGCAATGCCAGAAACTAAAACACCAGAAGTGAAGCAACCTAAAGAAGAAAAAAAAGAAGTTAAGTTTGTAGAATGTCCTTCCTCGAAAGAGCAGAGGGTGGGAGATTTTCGTAACGAAAAAAAGTTAGAACGTGTTATTTCTCACAAAAGAAGCGAAGATGGGACTAGATGTATAACTCTCTATGAAGACGTTTCGTTTAAAGATCAATACATCCCAGAACCTAGCACTATTGTCTCTACTGCTGTTATTGGTCTTGTGGCTGCGAGTTCTCCTCTTATTCTCAATATAATCAAACCAGCTATTAAGAATATTGTTAAAAAGCTTACAAAGAAAAAAGATAAATCTACTTAGTTTTTATTTTGTGTGTATGAGGTAGAACTTGATTTGGTTGTGCAATAAGTTTGATTCCATCACAATTAACTTGATACTTACCGACAAAAACAACTCCTAATCTTGCTTGCTCACCGCAAATTTTTAAACGATATAATTCCATTTCCATTTTAGTTTTTGATATTAATAACTCTTGAGCTTCAATATTTACCCTTGCAGCTTTCTGGCAAAGCTCACCACCTTTACCCAAAGGAATATTAAATTGCATAGATATTCCATAATTTAAGTTGTAATTATCCTTCTCGAACCTTGGGGTTTCTTGAACATATTTAATTTGGCCTGTATCTTCATCGTAAATATTTTGTTTAGTAACTGTTTCTATAGGGCGGTTAAATGACCACGCATCTGTCAAATAAGGAGTTATGGTCAAACTGGGCGAGGTACAAACAATTCCTTGACTGTAGCGATTCTGGGGCAAGCTGGAGGGTGTAATCATGGTTGCGTTGTTATTCACTACCCCTTGGGCATTCGAGCTAGGCGAAGCAACAGTCGTATTAGCCAAAACCCTTGCAGGGCAAAGGATTACAAGAATTACTGACCAAAAATACTTTGAGTTTCCGTTGTTGTGGTAGTTGTAATAGTCCGATTTATTGTGGTTACGTTTGAAAGGCCAGCACCTTGCAGCGATTCCACTAAACTGAAACTTTGTCCAGCATTTACTATTTTCCATCTGGGGACTGCTTCAAGTGATGGACTTGTCCAACTAAATTGGACACCATTAAGAGTTTGAGTTGTTCCAGCAACTGTTGAAGGGTTGATATAACCATTAAGGTCTGCTGATTCGATATTGTGGCCTGATGCAGAGTATGAAAAGCCAGAATTGTATTGGTGAGAGGTAATTGTCTCATTAATTACTGATTGCGAAGTAGAACTTTGAGTGCTTGAACCAGACCTAAACTGAGGAACGACAGGTGTGGCAAGGGTTCTCAAAGGTAGTAGTAATATTAATAATAACCAAAATCTAGTCAATTTCAATCTGAACAGTAGTTGAAGCAATACAGCTTGTTCCAGAACCACCAGCAGTACAAGTATGAATCCCCGAGCTAACACTCGTAAGGGCGAGATTTCCAGCAGTACCTCCAGAAATTACTGTGGTTTGTCCACCAAGTACAGGAAGACTTGCAATACCGCTAGAAGGAGTGATTGCTGATTGTGTTACGTCTCCAGCTTGATAACTTTCGCTGAGAGAGAAGGCAGAACCAGCAGTTGTTACTGTCTTATTTGTATTTACTAAAGCTGGAACTCCATTGCTTAAGCTGCCAAGATTCAGTCCACCTAACCCATTTGTCACTATACTGTCTCCTGTTCCTGTAGAGGTAGTAACATTATTTCCACTTATAGAGTATGTACTAGGTGCGGCATTTGTAATTACATAAGGAGAGTCAATAGAAATCTGTGCTGAAGTTACATACTTGGCTGTGATATCAGCAAAGGCACTAGATGGAGAAAGAAAGATAATGAAAGGCAGTAGTTTTTTCATTTGACTCCTACGTTGGTGTCTTTGTTATCTAATACTTTAGCAGCGTTAGCAGGTTTCTTTTTGTTCACACTTATACCATAAGATCCTAAGACCCCCGAGGTCAGACCTGCAAGGAATGCTCCATCATTCCTAATCTTATCCATATAGCCAAGAGTCATCATTGCTAATGACCAGACAAGAATCATGAATCGAACAGCGTGACCAAAAAGTTCACCCCAATCCGTACCTTCTTTTTCTTCTTGTTCTTCTGCCATAATTAGTATTTATTAGTCATACTATACATAATTACCTATTTACGCAAATGCCTGAGATATATGGTGCATTAGTGGGAGCAGCAGCTACAGCTTTAGTTATGGTGTTATCTAATATGAGTAGTCGTAGAGAACGAGACATACGAGACATTTACTTTAGATTAAACAAGTTGTCGCAAGCGGTTAGCAGAATAGAAGGCAAGATACAATAACGTGTGCTATGTTTGGAAAAACGAACAAACTATGTACAAAATACTAAAGCCTATACTATTACGCTTCCTTTCTACGACAGGTTGTAAACGATTAATAATAGATTTATTACGTGTAATCTGTCAGCAAACTTCAAACACATTAGACGATAGAGCAGTTGATTTATTAGAACAAAAGTTATTTCCTAAAATGAACTAATATGAACCACAAAGAATTTTTTAAAGTACTTATTGGCAACCCACCGCCAGAAATAGAGTTTGAAATTGAGGTCAAACAACGTGAAACAGAACAAATGCCTGATGAAGCTATAAAAGCATATTGTCTAGATTTGGTTAAGTACACCAAGCTACAAGATTTGCTTTTGACTTCAGCAATAATGCGTATATCAGAAATAGAAACTAAACTATATAAGTATGAAAGAGGTATGAAACTATATAAAAAAGTTAGAAAACTAGGGTTTTTTGGTAAGATAAAGTATCTTCTTACTGGCAATACAGATAAGAAGTGATTATATTATTTAAAAAACAAGACTAATCATGGATAGAAGTTTAAAAACATTAGAAACTTTACATGAATGTTTAGCAAAAGAACTATTAGGTAAAATACAAAGTGGAGAAGCAAAGGCAGGGGATCTAAACGTAGCTAGACAGTTTCTAAAAGATAATGGTGTTGAGTGCTTACCTGTAGAAAAAAACCCAATGCAAGAGCTTATGGAAAACCTACCAGACCTAGATGCTGTACCTTTAGCTGATTTATAATTGCAACCACTACCTAAAAAACTACAAGACTTTAGATATTTCTTAATCGTTACTTGGAGACATCTAAACCTACCAGACCCTACACCTGTTCAGTTAGACATAGCTGAATATCTACAATATGGTGCAAGACGTAAAATCATACAGGGATTTCGTGGTGTAGGTAAAAGTTGGATTACATCTACCTATGTAGTGTGGAGACTTCGTATGGACCCACAGCTAAAGTTCTTAGTCGTATCTGCCAGTAAAGATAGAGCCGATAACTTTACTACATTTACCATGCGTCTTATCAATGAGATGCCAATATTAGCTGATTTAATACCCAGAGATGACCAGAGAAACAGTAAGGTAAGTTTTGATGTAAAACCTGCACAGGCTGATCATGCTCCCTCATGCTCTTCTAGGGGTGTATTAGGACAAATGTCAGGAGCTAGGGCAGATGAAGTAATCGCTGATGACGTAGAAGTTCCTAATAATTCCTACACACAGCCCATGAGAGACAAACTTAGTGAAGCTGTAAAAGAATTTGAAGCTATCTTAAAACCAAATGGCAAAATTACTTTTCTAGGTACACCACAAGTAGAAAACTCTGTGTACCTAACACTAGAAGAAAGAGGATATGAAACAAGAATATGGACTGCCAGATACCCAGAACTAAAAAACAACTATGGAGATAGACTTGCTCCTAAAATTCAAAAAGAACTTCTAGAAGGGCTTGTAAAGCCTAAAGATCCTGTAGACCCTATAAGGTTCTCAGCACAAGATCTAATGGAACGTGAAGCTTCCTATGGTCGTTCTGGCTTCAATCTACAGTTCCAACTAGATACAACCCTTTCAGATCAAGATAGATACCCATTAAAGATAAACGACCTAGTAATTGCTTCTGTAAATAAAGAATTTGCACCAGAAAAAATTATTTGGTCTAATAATCCCGAATATGTCATCACAGATCTTCAATGTGTAGGGTTTAATGGCGATAGATTCTATCGACCAGCCCAAGAATTTGGAGACTTCATAGAATATACAGGGTCAGTTATGTTCGTTGACCCCTCTGGAAAGGGCAAGGATCAGACCGCTATAAGCTGCGTTAAGATGCTTAATGGTAATTTATACGTCACAGAGTGTTTAGGACTCTCTGGGGGCTACTCAGATGCCGTTCTGGAAAGAATTAGTAAGATTGCTAGAGACAATAACATAAATCAAATACTCGTTGAACAAAACTTCGGTGGTGGTATGTTCGCTGAACTCCTTAAACCTTTCCTAATGAGGTTCCACCCATGTCAAGTTGAAGACGTTAGAAACAATAAAACCAAAGAACTACGAATAATAGACACATTAGAACCTGTAATGAACTCTCACCGCCTGATAATAGACCGCAAAGTGATAGAAAAAGACTTCCGTTCTAACCCTCAAGAGACACCAGAAAGAAGATTAAAGCTTCAACTTGTATATCAACTATCTCGAATATCTAGACACAGAGGTTCCCTTGTACATGATGACCTTGTTGACTCTCTAGCAGGTGCAGTTGCCTACTGGACAGACTACATGGCTCAAAATGAAGACCTAAATATCTCTAAAAGAAAAGAAGAATTACTATCAATACACACAGATAACTGGAACTCCCTCTTTAACAACACCATATCCCAAACTGCTATGGGTATGACTCCTCAACAAATTAGTAATAGTAACGTTTCTGACCAAGGTTTCCTTAAAGATTTCTATTAGGGACCACTATAGGAGAAAGAGTTTTCCTTAAATTGTCTCTTTCTCTAAAGAATACACTAAGGAATACACTTAAGATTACACTAGGGGGGAGGACCCTTAGACTGCTGCTGCAAGATTAACCCCAAAAAAATTTAGAAAGAAAAATTTGAAGGGGTTATACGTATATATAAAAGTAAATTTTACCCGTACCCCTCGCAAAAATTACAAAAAAAGGTAGTCTAGCAAGCAAAACCATTGATATAACTAGGATCTTATAATATATCTTATATTATTTGGGGTAATTCTGGGCTAATTTTTAGTTATAGGGGTATATCTTTTCATATTATCGATAAGGGGGGTATATGTTACAGAATGTTAACTTGGATTTCTTAAGTGATACCAAGGGAGGACAGAGAAAGTTCTATTGAAGCCTACCAATTGGCAACAGCATATGCAATGATGTCAATATCGGATTCAAACCGATTTCATTTAAACCAACTTAAGAACCATGCAAGAAATTAAAGTTCGCACTAGATCAGCTTACGGCAACACTCTTATTGATATTGTTGACCCAATTCAAAGAGATGCTTTGCAAAGTTTGACAGGCAACAAGACTCTTACTAAATGGAATGTAAAAGATTTAAAAACTTTAGGCTTTGCATTCAAATTAGTAAAAGAGCAAACTGGACTAGAAGCCGACATTCTTCTTTAACGATTCCTTAAAGCTTACTTAGTAGGCTTTAAAGAGTCCTTAAGACTCTACAAACCAAACAAACCAAATTGAACCATGACATCAGCAATCAGACTTGAAAAAGGACATTACGAAATCCCTTGTGAAAATAGAGGATTGATTATTAAAACTAAGTACTTAGGGCTAACTAATTACAGAGGTTCAAGAATCAAAGCTTTACACAAGAGAGACAATGAAAGAACATTCTCAAAGACTATTAATTGGGATTATGCTCTTGAGTCTCCAGACAATCATTATGAAGCTGCAAAAGCTCTTATTGATAATTGGGAATTTAAAGAGTATCACCCAAACATGAAAATAGTTTCTATGGGTTGGGATCACGATCATTATTATTTCGTAGTCGTTTGACTGATTCTTTCTAGGTGGGCTTTCTAGCCTACCTTGAAAGGCTCACAAACCTTTCATTTACAAACCTTACATTTAGAACCACAATGGAATCTAAACACATGAAACTATCTAAAGAAACAAGATTTTATTATCTTGATTATTTACAAAAGCAAATTAACAAACTTGTTAGAAGGAATAATATTCCTATGGCAACACTTGACCAAATGCTTTTTATGATAGATCAACTTAAAATAGAGGACAAGTAAACACCAAAGTCAACCTATAAATTTCCGTAGCCCAAACTTGGAAAACTTATTTTTAAAAATAAATGGGTTGACTTTTCTTTTATCCTTTGGCATACTCATATACAGGTATGCCAAATACCATTAACCAAACTACAGGAGCCACAATGAAAATTACAGACAATGAACACGCTTATCTTCAAGCGTTAATACTTGCGATTACCGCACCATCTGAAGAAAAATCTTTGGAATGTCAAAAGATTGCAGCATCTATCGAACCTCACTTAACTGAGAAGCAAATAGATTTATGTAAAAAAGGTATTGAAGTTTGCTTGGAGTTGTTATGACTACTTTAATTGTTTGGCTATGCCTTACTACTCTTTTATATATCGTTATCAAGGAGTTTAAAAACCATGCCTAGATCAAAGACTGCTACTCTTTGGGAGCTTGATTGTATCTTACATAGAGTTACAAAACTTACCGATAGGAATTTCACTATCTTTCCGCCCTCTGATGAAGAGGGCAATCTTTTAGTAGATGAAACTATTGAGTATTACAAAAAAGAAATCATTAAAACTATTAACGAAATCTAATGAACTTCATGGAAGAGATCAACGAAGAAACTCAGAAGATGCTGAAACTAGTCAGCATACGAAAAGCTGAGAAGACAGCCAACGCAAAGAAGCGGATAGCTGAACTTAAAAAACTAATTAAGTTTTGGGAGCAAGACTTATGAAGTGTACTAAATGCGAAAGCCTAGACATCAAAGTTCGTGAAACTATTTATAGAAAAGCTGAACAGACTAAAGGCTTCCGAAACAAAAGCAGCACACCTTATGTCTATAGACGTAGGGTGTGCCTTTCTTGTGGTCATAGATTTACCACAAGAGAATATACAATCCCTGATCTTATCGCCTTTGGTAAGCAGGGCTATCTTGAGATGATAGAAGACCTAACACCTAACTAATAAACTTACCTATTGGAGAACCACAATGAAAACTAAAATGCCTACACTTTCTGAAGCAACTAGAGTTGTTTATAAAAGAAGAAAGAACGGAACCAAATCTGCTACTAATTTCTTGATAGGAATGAAGCACAACATCAAAGCACTAGGGAATTTACCAGTAGATAAAATTACTAGACCAATGGTTAACAAGATGATGGATATTCTTAAAGCTGAACACAAGAATAGTAATGCAGTAGTCAATCAAAAGATGGGCTACCTGAGAGTCGTACTTCAAGAGATTC